TATGTTAATCAAGTCAAACTTATGTCTGCTCTTTCTATAGAACTTAAACTCTATATACAATGGTTTACCAAGATCTTTAGATTCTTTTCTAAACTGTTTAGCTTGTGATTTCCAGTGTTCATCAGTTGCAAGTTTCCACTTTCTTGTTGCTGCACTTGCTATACTGTATCTGCCTGTCCATACTCTACCATTCTTACTAGATGGTGTGTTACCCGGTATGATAAATGTTGTCATAGTAATTATCTAAATATTCCTTTATCTTTTGATATCCATGATCCTTTACAGAATCAGAGATGTCTTTAGAGAAAGGCAAATATAAAGGTTTTAAATAAAGAAATTGATTACAATACTTTATTGTAGCTCTATTACCGGCATCATCATTATCAAATAGTATATAGCAACTTTTATAATTACCACTAACGATGTTTAGATATTCTTTCTTAATCATTGTATTCTCAGAATCTGGTGCCAGAAAATCTATATGGGGATACATCTTCTTTAAACACATACCATCTTTGAGAGAGGATACAATCACTAATAAATCATTACCGAATAGTTGCTCACTACCTTGTACATAATCTTTTACTTTTAAGAATTTCTTCTTCTGAACTTTAGGCTGATAGATTTTAACTAGTGTACCATCTTTCTTAAAGTAACCATATATATTAGAGCCTTCAATATTTAAGACTTTATATATACCATCCTCTTCTTTGAACATGCTGTAACTACTTAGAGGTTTTATGTTGTAGTGTTCTAGCATTTTAGAACCTATACCATATTTACCCCAGTAACCTTTATCTAGTGTATTCCATTGCCTAACTTCATATCTATCAATCTTGTATTTATTGTACTGTTTAAACACTTGTAAGTCATAACCACCGTTATTATGCAATACAAACTCATTGTAATCTCTTACAAGCTTGTGCATAGTATTTAACCGGGTATCTATACCAAGCATCTTCTGTACTAAGTCAATACAATCACCGCCATTATCCGTTGAGAAATCTTTGTAGTAATATTTTTCTTTATCTTGTTTAAAGTAAATACACATACTAGGAGTTCTTTCACTAGGATTAAAGACGGACTTTATCTTAATATCTTGACCAGTTAACTTCTGATCTAATCTACAATAATGCTCAAATACCCATGTAATAGGTACTGACTTTATATCCGGAATTAGAATCTTTGTGCTAATCATAACTGCAATAATAAAAAAGGGGGACCATATAATCCCCCTTTTATATAATAAACTTTAAAACTTAAAACTCAAATCCTGTAGATGTACCAGAATCAGAGGTAAAAGGATTAGTATCACCAAATGATGCTACTGTTTCTACCTTAGCTTTCTTGATATGTAACTCAGGATTGTAAGAGATTAATTTACTTGGGCTTGCAGCTGCAGACTCTACAGCATAGGCCTCTTTGCTAGACTTTGGTAAGAATAAATCATAGTTGATATAACCATTCTTCTCATACTCTTTACCATTGATACACATGTTAAATAAGGTATCATCAGAAATGATTGTACCGGCTGCTTTAACAAAATCTTCAATGGTGGCAAACTTACCATCTGCTTCTTCAAACCACTCAAGTTTATTTCCGGCAATACATAATTGCTGCACTGCACGTAAAATACTCAAATCTCTACTGATTTTGATACCAGTTTTGGTTTCACCATCAGAGAAAGGATAAAAGCCAAACTTAACTTTACCAATCTGACCCTTGTAACGGGGACCAGTAGGCTTGTCTTTGTCTACTAAGAATCCTTCAAATTCTGATCCCATGTCAGGACCTTCTACATTAAGAATCAGGTGGTATGCACCTGCTTTGTAACTTACACTCTCTAATGCAATAGAGTTAATTTTCACGGTGTGTTCACCGGGGCTCAGGGTTTTCTTTGGCGAGCTACTTGTAGCTTGCACGTCTTTAGTGCTAATCATGGTTATTAATTTTCGTAGTTAATTATTGCTTGTTTTACAAATTCTAAATCATTGGGAATCTCAAAGGACTCAAACATACCGGCTGGTGACTTGCATGTATTCTCACCATTATTCTGGGTCTCAAATATGTAGCGCATACCACCATCCTTATCTTTCTTTACTTTACCAAATAAAACTATAGAGTATAGTCCCTCCAAAGTTAAACTGTTATCTACTAATTTTCCAATAGTCTTGGCCTTAAACTTTCTTCTACCTTCTAAGTCTTGAGACTCTTCTGCATGGGTTAAGAAGAAAATGTACAAATCTTCACGTAATGTAGTTGGGAGCTTTGCAATAGTTGCAATACTCTTAGCAATACTAGTAAACTTATCAAAACCTTTCTCTTCAGCTCTATCAAAATACTCAAATGCTGACATGTATTGAAAATCATCAATGACAATATTCTTGATCTCAGGTCTCTTCTCACTAACATATTTAAGACAGGCCTCAATTTCTTTAGAAGCTGCTCTTGTGTACATGTTACCTGTAGGATCTTCCCTACTCCAGATTTTGTACTTAGACTTCCATCCTTTAAAAGGAAGTGGTTTGTTTGCAACGTTAATAATAAATGTTTCTTGTGGGTCCAGGTTTGCAATACTTGTGCTTTTACCTGCACCACTCTCTGCGATAACTAAGATGCTTGATGCCATATTACTTTGATTTTATAATTTCATTTAACCATTGCTTGTTACTAACTGGCTTCTTCAGCATGATAGCAGCAAGATCTCTAATTGTAAGCATATTAAAAGGCTCATCTGTAGGACCTAGATCCAATTGTGGCAATTTAATTTCTTTTTGTGCAACAGGTTGCTGCACAATTCTAAGTTCCGCAACAGGGATCATGTATCTCTCTTGAATACTTTCTGTAGCTTCAATAATATCATACTCTGTTCTCCAGTGTGGATTAAATACCCACTTGTACAATGTACGCTTGGGATCTTCAGGAATGTACTCACTGCTAATAAATTCAGTGTATACATTCTTAGGCACCTCATAATACTCTGCTCTCTCTAACTCAGAGGCAAAGAATGTAATGTGCTTCTCATCTTTTGTGGCCGGTTTGTAGGCCATCTTTGGAATAAATAAAGGTTCAGATACATTTTCCTGCATGAATTTTTCCATTTGGTGTTCATACAAGTCTTGTATCCTCTTCTTTCTTTCTTCCGTACTAAGTTTCTGTGTTGATTTTGTGCTTATCATACGGTTTTAATTCTTCTTTCTTGTGTTGCTGGTGTCTCCATTTCTGTTACACTCATCTTTTCAAATTGGGCCTTAAAGAATGACATCCGGTTATCACCATTTCTTGCTTTAAGAAAGTGCATAACCAAAGTCTTATCATCTTCAATGATATATCTATCAGGTCCATAGTATTTAATTTTTTGTTTTGCTGGCCTGTTAAGACCTACTACTAAGTCAGCGTGCTGTAATAGAGCATCACCACCAAAGATATCAGAGTCAAGTATGTAGTTACCATACTTACCATCTTCATTTCTTTCCGGTGATTCTACACTTCTATTTAACTGACTAAGAACAATCATAGTAATTGGGTACACTCTTTTTATCTCAGTAAGCATCTCACCAAACTCATATAACATCTCGTATTTGTCTCTATGGTATGGGGCTTTCTTTAATAGGATACTGTGGTCCAATGTAATAATTGTCTTTGTCTGATATTCATTGATGTATTTATCTACTATATCACGCATCTCATTTACAGTACAGGGTTGTTCAACTGTGTCAATAGGATAGTGCACCTTCTGTTTTGCTAACTCATAACATTGAGCTAACTCTTCATTGGTAAGTTTATTGTTCTCTGCACTACACAGATACTTATAAGTCTTACCTAAACTTGCACTAAAATCACGCAGACATGAAGTCTGCATAATCATCTCAAAGCTGAACTCTAGTACTCTAAACTGTGTATCTGGGTTAAGAGAAAATGCTTCCCGGATAATCTGGTCTTTAATCAGAGTTTTACCAGCACCTGGTCTACCACCAATTACATTAAGTGTGTTCCACTCAATACCATTAGTAGTAGCATCATTAAATTTAGCCCAGGGTGTCTGTATGGATTTAATAACTCCATCAGATCTACCCTTCATGTACTCTAAAGCTTTCTTAAAGCCATCTTTTCTAGGAATCCATAACTCTTTTGTCATACTACTTTTTCTTTAAAATGATCATCATCATCCATATCTACACCATCTATTAGCATTGCACAATAGTTTGCCAGTTCTGACATTTTGGATTTATCCGGTTGTGTCTTACTGATAAAGTACTGTGATGTCTGCATGTATAGATAATTCTTCTTCTCATACTCGTCTACATAGTGAGCTGTTGCTTTAAGAACAGTGTCCCAAGAATACTCAAAGGTTTTAAAGAACCATCTAAAGTTACTCTCAATATTCTTCTTGTCTGATCTAGCTAGTTTACCGCTTGGTAGTTTACGTTTAGGGAATAGGTCCAGATACTTGACTATGTTCTCTTTAAAATCATCACCGGCAATTACTTTAGTTGTCTCTTCTTTCTTTACATGGAAGAACTCATCTATCTTATCAAGGAGTTCAATGGCAATTGGGAGTAGTTCCCACTTATCATTTACTAAACCTTTAAACTTGAGTTCTCTTCCCTCTGCATATGGATTAATAGCAGTAGGTTGTACTTTATTCCGGAGACAATGTAACATGTAATGCTGGTTAGGAGTTATCTTATTCTGAATCAGAATATTGAATATCTCTTCCATACATTTTATTTATTATCTCTCGTTTAACAGAATTATATACAGTCAAGAACCGGTTATCATTTATAGATAATAAGTCACTTGCTTTTCTTATAGAGTATATAACGGTACTATGATCTTTATCAAGAAATCTTGCTATTTCACTAGGTCCATAATTAAAATCTTTACAGATCTTACAGAATGCCTGTGAGTGAATAACGGTGTCCTCTCTTCTAGATTTCTTTTTAGCCGGTGCTTTATAATGCAGTGCACTATACTTAACCAGGTGTCTATTAATAATCTCAGCTGTTTCCGGTATTGTAAGCCTATTTATATTATCTGCAGGAGATAATACAATTAGTTTAATGCCGTGTTTTTCCTGAAATTGCTTTTTAAATTTTGCAATTTC